GCTGGACACATGTTAATAATTTTGCTAATAACAAAGGTCCTAAATCACAAAGACTAACAAACTTAGAAATAGCAGAAGAGATAAGATCTAAGTACTTACCTCATAAGTATACTGCACCTATGTTAGCTAAAGAATATAACTTACATGTTTCAACTATTAAGTCAATAGTACAAAATATAATATACCTTACACCCTAAAAAAGGCCAGCATTTCTGCTAGCCTTTTCTATATTATAGTTTAAACTATTAAGCTTCTATAATTGCTAAGTCTACTTCGAACATAGGTTGTGGTTCTATTCCTTCGATAGTAATCTCATACTTTGAAGCATCTTGGTAGGAAACTCCAGAGGTGTTTGTTGATGTTGATCCATAAGCTCCACGAGAAATACCTATTGAGAATGCTCTACCGTTATTATCTTTAGCTACTACTACTAAGTTAGTTGCTTCAAATATTAATTGTAATTGATCTCGGGTACTCGCTTGCATTTGGTTCAATACCATAATCGCTGTCTGAGCATAAGTTACCGTTCCTTGACTTACATCACCTGTAACAGTTTCACTGATACTAGATGTTTGTCTAGGGGTTTCAAATTTAAAAAAATCAGACGGCGTTAATGCGGATCCACCAACAGTTATTGCTGAGATAGTTCCATTTGTTTCTGCGAAAGATTGAACAGCGCCGTTCGCAATATAGATAGCTTCTAAGCCACCTTGATTAGTCGAACATCCGTTAATCACTCCACTTGTTATTGCACTACATGCCATATCTTAAATGTGTTTTTTTTAAATTGTTATTATGCTAGGTCGTTTGTTGCAAACAAGTTTACTTGTCCAACGCCGACTCCGAGCCTCCAAGCTGCTCTGAACTTCATTACATCAGCTCCATTGTCATAGAACCATACGAAGTTGTCTAACTCATCTTGTAAGCCAGTTGCTGCGATGATGAATTTACCAGGTCCAGCAAATACATTGTCAGAACCAACTAATCCAGATGATTTAACCATCTTGATGTTAGTACCAGGAAGCATCATAGCTTCGTTACCTTGAACTGAATCAAAGTGGTATAAGTTTTGAGCAACTAAACCTCTAACTAAAGTTCTGTAGTTAGCAGGAGACATTACCATAATTAAATCGTCTCTATCTTTTACAGATTCGTCGATTGCATCATATAAGTCTAACGCTTGATCCACACAATTTGCTACTGTCCATGCTGCTGCTGCTGCAGGAACTGTTGCACCGTTAGCACCAGTGATTTGGCCTTTAAGACCTAATGTAGTACCGAAACCGTTAATTAAGAAACCTTCGTTATATTTAGTTAGTTTTTCAGCGTACTGATTAGAGATAACTTCTTCGAAAGGAATTTCGTCATTTCCAGTTCCAGCACTCATGAAAGCTGATTGGTATACTGAGCGTAAGTCTTCTGGACATACTTCAGTTTTTGATTGTAAAGACTCGATAGTTACATCTACTTGTGAGTAAGTGATTTCACCGTCAGAAGTCCATCCACATGATAATGCAGATACAGGAAGGTCAGCATCAACTAAGTTGATTGCAACAGTTCCTGAGCTTAAACCTGTTCTAAGGTCTAAGTAAGATAATAGATCAGTTGTTAAAACTGACTTAGAGATTAACTCTAATGATAATTGGTCTGTGTATGCAGGCAATGCTGCTACGTTAAATCCGAATGCCATAATTAATTAAATTGTTTTTTTGTTGTTTGTTAAATTACTTTTGTCTTAGAGATCTTAGCATATCTAATCTTGCTGCCATCTTAGACTCTTTGTCCTCTAATACTTCTTTGAAAGTGTTAGTAGTTACTTTTGGTGCAGCTGGTTCATTAGCTACTGCTTCGAATCTTTAAGTTAATACTGATAATTCTTTCTTTAGCTCTTCAATTATTTCAGCTTGTGGTTTGATCATCTCTGCAATTGCATCAATTAGACCTTCAGCATCGAATTCTTTTTCGTCTTTCTTTTCTTCATCTTCGAAAGTTTCTTCAGCTTCTTCTACTGATTCTTCTTCACCTGATGCTTCTTCAACGTTTGTGATTTCACCTGATTCACCAACTGTAATAATTTTACCGTCTGTTGTTTCATGCTTTCCTGCAGGAGCAAAAGGATCTTCTGATGCACCTTCTCCAGCTCTCACAAATAGGATTGCTCCTGCTTGTAATTCACCTTCAGCATACACTTCCGTTCCGTCCACTAATTCAGCTTCAGCCATCTTTACTTCGACAACTTCTTCAGCACCCAACATAACTTTAAGCTTTGTAATAACTTGATTTACGTTCATATTATTATAGGGTATTATTAGTCAGGCTTAATTACCTGATACTATTAAATATATTTAAGTGATTTAATGACCAAACCAGGATCGAAGCAGGAAGGAGGAAGGAAGGAGGAAGGAAGAATTGAAAATAATTTGAAAATAATTGCCTAAAAGTTTTTTTTTGTCAAATATTTTGCTTATATTAGTATAGTAATAACAATTAAAAACAAACAAAATGACAAAAATGACAAATTTAAAACTAGAATTCACAGAAGGTAAAGAACAAACCTATGAAGGTTATGATTGCTATGACACTCAGCTTAGTATAACATACAACATCGAAACAAAAGAAATCAGAGTAGGTACCTTTGAGAAAGAGTATGACTTTACAATGGATATTAATGCCTTTGATAATAAGCTTTTAGCTGGTGAAATTCAATTCTTTAAAAAATAATTTAAAAAAAAGCAGCAAAAAGTTTTTTACTCTCAGATTTTTTGCTTATATTAGTAGAGTATTAATAATTAAAAACAAACAAAATGACAAGACAACAAAAAAGAAAAGCAGAAAGAATGGCAGCAAAAGCTTTAGCATCAACTGCGAAACCAAGTAAAGAAATCAACATTAACACAGTAGGTGATATGTCTATTGAAAATCAGAAATTAAGCGCTACTAAACAAGGTGCAGACTGTTTCATCGATACCGTTGGTAACACATGGTTACTAGAAAATGGTAAATGGGTTAAAGAAGAACTAATAGTTGACGATGCTTATTTAAAACAATTTAAAGAACTAGGAGCTCTATTAGGTATGGACATGTCTCACTATACTATAGACATGGTAAAGGAATCTTTAAAATAACAATTAAAAACAAACAAAATGAAAGTAACAATTAACACAACGTATTTTAGCCAAGCAGGTCGTGACTGCGCAAGAACAATGTTCATGTATTTAAGAACTACTAAAGAGCATCAAGATGCTATCAAGCAATTTAACAAATACAAAGAGCAGGCTTTAAATCCTAAAAGTGAAATGGAATTTGAATGTGCAAAGGCATTCATCCTAGCAGGTAATCAATTTAATCAAGAAATAGATGCTGGAAATGCTAAATAACGCACTTACATAGATAAGGAGTAACTAAAGGAGGACTAACTAGTCTTCCTTTTTTTTGTTCTTTCGAATGTCTCTGATACGTATAATATTAAGAATTATACCTGTTACTAATAAGGCAAGTGTTAATATTTCATTAATACCCATTACAAAGGCTCCACCGCCTACTACTGTTGATACGGTCGCTGCCGCATCTTTTACATCGTTAGTCATATTATTTCTTGCTTGCTTTTTCAATGAAGTTTCCGGCTATTGAGAACCCATTTAAATCACCGTTTTTAATTTTTTGCCAAGTTTCCTCATCATTAATTTTGTATGATACCATCCAGGTTCCTGTAGGTATGTCAAAACCATAAGTCTTAGACTTATCCATCTCTGGATCGGTTACGATCCAAGATTCTAATAATGTATTATCTTTGGTAACATTGTCATCGTGATTGATATCAGTGTTATGTTGTTTGTTATATTCAAAGAATTTCTTACTTATCTTTTTAATTGTATCTTCTGTAAAGTATACATGGAATGTTTCGCCATTCTCACCTTTTCTAGGTATTAAAGTATTAGGTGTCATTGCTGGTCCTGTAATAATCATTTGGTCATCATCAGAGAAGTTCCAACTTGACATTAGATAACCATTATTAGACATTTGTTCTGGTGCTTCTCCTGCTAATCCAGATGCCTTACCTTCAGTTACTACTACTGTCTTTCTACCTTCTTTAAATATTCTTACTTGTTCCCAGTAGTGTTGACAATTAGGGCCGCCTTTGTATTTAAAAATATCGTAAGTACTTGCACCTCTTGGGCCAAAGCCAGGATTAAGTCCAGCCATTCTTCTTACTTCTTGTTCTGTGTAAACTTTGTTAACTCTCATCATTGCTCTGCAAAAATCTCTTTGTGCTGCAGGACCAGAGTATCTATACTTGATTTCACCTTCATCTTTAGGATCTTTCTTACCTAGAATGTCTAAACCAATGATCGCTTTTAGAGTGTCCTGGAGATCACTAAAATTTGCTTGTGATTGATTAATCTCTATGGTCGTAGCATAGTCTAAGGTTTCACCGAAATCAACCTGTGAAGCCATCTCAATTATAGGATCAGAGTAACTGTGTTCTACACCTTCCATAAGACTTCCATCAGGCATTTCATGTAAACCTATTCTTCTTAAGAAATCTTCTTTGTCATATTCTATTTCATCTTCTATGAAGGAATCCATAGACTCTTTCGCCATTGCTTTACGGTTTTCTATATCTTCTACTTGATTTAATAGATCTAC